CCTGTTGGCCAGTGTCATTGGTTGCACCCCGTTAAAAATGTATAACGAAATGTGGAATGGCGAGGAAATGGAAGAGGTGGATATCGCGCCACGTAGTTGGTTGCGACGCCTTGACCCATCGCTACCAAACAGCACACTATTTGCGTGGTTATTTGATGATTTATTTTTTACGCAGCGAGCATTTTTAGCAATCACTGAACGCACCGCTGACGGTTTCCCGAGCAAGTTCCAACGCATGCCTTCCGCGATGACCTTAACACAAGATCAGGCTGGGCCTGTTTTCTTTGCGCCGTCTAAGCAAATTATGTTTAGCGGTTTGCCAGTAGATCACCGCGACGTAGTGCAGTTCATTAGCCCTATACAAGGTTTGTTATACACAAGCCCTAACGCTGTTTTAACTTCACTTAAGTTAGAGGCCAGCCGTATGCGATCAGCGAGCCAATCCATACCAAACGGCGTTTTGAGGCAGGTGGGTGGCGAGCCTTTGAGTGGCGAGGAATTGCAACAGTTGTCGCAATCATTTGAGGCAGCGCGTCAAACCAACACGGTTGCAGCGCTTAACGAATTTGTGACGTACACCGAAACAACAACAGACCCAAGCAAACAAATGTTGGTTGAAGCATCCGAGTATCAGGCTTTAGAAATTGCGCGCCTTGCTAATTGCCCGCCATATTTGTTGGGTGTTGCTACTGGTTCATACAGTTACCAAAACAGCACGCAAGCACGCCAAGACCTTTACATGTTTGGCGCCAAATTGTTTATGGACTGCATATCCGAAACACTTAGCGCCGACAACGTGCTACCTCGTGGAACCTATGTCAAGTTTGATATTGACGATTACCTAAGCGAAAACTATTTAATGGATAAAGAAAACGATCAGTACGACACCGCAGAAACGGGAGTAATGCCAAATGCTTAAATTAACTCAACAGGAATTAACCATTGACGCAGCTGGCCCGGATGGTATGCCACGCCGTACCTTGGCTGGCTTGGCGCTGCCGTACAACGTCGAGGCAACCGTTAGCGACGGCACCAAGGTTATGTTTTTGCCGGGCAGCCTTAACGCTGGTGGCAAAATGCCTAAACTTTATTTGGGGCATGACAGTAGTCAGGCCGTGGGCTTAGTAACCGCCATGGTGGATAGCGAAGGCGGCATGTTATACGAGGCCCGCATTAGCGAAACCACGTTAGGTAATGAGGCGCTGGTATTGGCTGCCGATGGCGTTTTAGACGCGGTATCCGTTGGCGTAAACCCAACCAAATTTAGTTATGACGAAAACGGCACCATGGTTATTGCCGAGGCGTCATGGCAGGAATTATCCCTAGTGCCATTTGGTGCGTTTGCTGGGGCATCCGTAGATCGGGTTGCAGCCAGTATCCACCAAGAGGAAACTGAAGTAGTGTTAAATAGTGAACAGGAACCCGTAGAGGAGATTAACGAAATGTCACAGTCAGTAGAAACCCCAGCAGTTATCGAAGCGGCACCAATGGCGCAACCATTGTACGCGCAAGCACGCAATTTTAAGTTGCCGTCAGCAAGCGAATATATTGCAGCGTCAATTGTTGGCGGTTCAGTGTTTGCAGAAATTAACGCACGTATCCAAGCAGCTGCGCCAAATATAGATACCAACTCGACTTTGGGCCTGTTGCCTGAAATCATCACATCCAGCGTTTATGATGGACTAAATCCGATCAGACCATTTGTTACCGCAATCGGTACACGCGCAATGCCGGGTGCAGGTTCAACATTTCGCCGACCAAAAATTACGGTACGCCCAACAGTTACACAACAGCCAACAGGCCAACTAAACACGCTTGACCCAAGCACCGTAACCGTTGCAAACAATGACGTTTCTAAATTGACTTTTGGAACATACGTCACCATGTCCGAACAAGACATGGACTGGACTGACCCAAATTCCGTAAATATCGTGCTCAATCAGTTAGCCATCGCCTATGGTCAGGCCACGGATAATTACGCAGTAGACACTTGCTATGCAGGTATCACACAAAGCGAAACCGTAACCGACAAAACAAAGCCGGGAGACTGGCTAGCAGCAATTTACGGCGCCGCTTATCAGATCAGTTCAACCAGCAACTACTTGCCTACACACTTTTTCGTAGACCCAACCACGTGGTATCGCCTTGGAAAATTGACCAGCACAACAGGCGAACCAGCGTTCCCATTTGTTGGCGCGCCAAACATGATGGCAATGAACGCGCTCGGCACACAGTCAGCAACCTCATGGAATGGCACCCCGTTGGGCCTTACCTTGGTAGTAGATAAAAACATGGCAGCCGACACCGCATTTATTGGCCATGCTGACGGTGATGCTGCAGGGTTTGAGTTCTATGAACAGCAAAAGGGTGCAATTTCGGTAGAGGTTCCAAGCATTTTGGGCCGCACCATTGCTTACCGCGGTTACGCTGCAGCGTTCATGGCAGACGCAACCAAGTTCTGCAAACTCGTCTAATCGGAAAAGAGGCCAGTTATGGCCGCTTACACGGTCACACATAAACAGTTACTTGCCAATTATGCGGTGCTGCAAACTCTTACACCTAATGATTTAGTTGTAGGCGGAACCTTTACGGTTGGTTCCGTTGCAGTGCCGTTTAATGGCACGTTCACGGTTTACGATCTACCCGAGTATTTGTTTATCGGCGTAGACGATGAGGGCGATCTACTCTTTAACTACGAAATACCTGTACCTAATCAGGTGCTTTACGCTTGCGTAGGTACTGACGTACAGCGCACCGCGTCTACTGGCACGATTACATTTACCGAAACCTGCACATGGATTACAGCCGCACAAATTGAAGACTGGCTAGGCATCGGTACAGCATCAGCGCTCGACACCGCGTTTCTTACGCAGTGCGCGTCAGCTGCCAACAGCCTTGCGTTTACTCGACGCCAAGAGGCTGGTTACATTGACAGCCTCACCACGTCACCTAACGGGCAGGTCACGCTAGGCACCATTTCACTAGGCGGGTTTTTCTACCGCCAGCGTGGGGCCGTAACCGATTTTGCCACGTTTGATGGCATGTCTGCCGGTGCCTCGGTAGGTCTAAGCCCGGCAATTAAAATGCTGTTGGGTATCCCTAAACCAGCGGTGGCATAATGCCCGTTGCCTACACCGATCTATTTAATGAGGCGCTAGACGATCTCGCTGCCACGCTAACCACGGTCACTGGTTTGCAAGTGGTAACAGACCCCCGAAACCTTGTACCGCCATGCGCGTTTATAGACGCCCCCACGTTTAGCGTGTATGGCGGCGGGGGAAACATTGTCCAAATGACCTACACGGTACGCATTATTACCCTTGGCCCGGGCAACCTTGACGCCCAACGCAACCTAATGCACCTAGCCAGTTTGGTGCTAGGTAAAAACGTGGCAGTAACCAGCGGGCGCCCCACTATTGCAATCATCGGCGGCGCCGAAATGCCAGCGTATGATTTAACAATAGAGATGCAAGCCCAAACCAGTTAGGACTAAACTCAATGGCATACATAATTATTAGCCCCCGCGTAGGTGTACCCGGTGCAGAATTTGACGCCGAGGGTGCAGAGGCCAACGGCATAAACATTGCTGCGCTAGTCGAGGGCGGGTTTATAGAACAATCCACAAACGAAACCACAAAACCTGCTAAAACTAATAGCAAGAACTCAGCAAAGGACTAACACAAAATGGCGACTTCAACTTATCTCAGCACTCCAAATGTGACCGTTTCCGCAATTTCATTGCAGGACCAATGTCAGGGCTTGGTATTCACGCGCACTATTGAGGCTTTAGAAAGCACTGCATTTGGGACTGGCTCGCGTTCATACGTGGCAGGCCTTGAAAACTCAACTTTGCAGCTTGACCTTTACGCATCGTTTGCAGCATCGGAAACCTACGCAACGCTTAAAAACTTGGTAGGCACACAAGTAACCGTTTCATGGTCACCATCGGCAACTAGCCCGGGTACTGCCACCAATCCAACGATGACCCTAACCGGGGCATACTTGGAAGCGCTGCCATACACGCTGGCCATGGGGTCGCTTGGAACTATGAGTATAAGTTTCACCGGTGGGGTGTAC